CGGGCTCGACGTCGCGGGGGAAGAAAAATCCCCCACGAGAGTACTTCCTAAAAAGTTCATTCGACTCTCGGCATAGCGTCTCGGCCTCTACAGCCTTCTCCCATGCAACACGCTTCGTATCAATGCCTATCGAGATATCTCGCCTCTTCTGAAAGAAGGCGAGAACCTGACGGACATGCTGATAGTCGGATATGCTGGTCTGGGTCAAGCGAGGACTGTAGTGGCATAAGGCGCTGAGATCTTTGTTGTCGATTAAGACTTGGATCTCAGACGCGATACTCCTGTCCGTTAACTGGGACAGGTGCCAGCGGGAGAGGTGAAAGAGAACCTCATTGCTCTGAACTGTTGAGGCTTTTTGGTCCCAGCGTGTAAAACGCATAAGAACTCCTTTAAAGAAGGAAGGAAGGGACTAAAGTTGACCACCCTTTCGGGGAGCTGGCTAAGCGACTGTTTAGGTCGCATTCACCAGCTGGTCGAACAGTTCGGAAAACGGGCCAGTAGTCGCGGCAGCAACGGACGTCGAAACGTTACCGCTGATGTTCACGAGAAGCTGACGCGCCAGCCGGCGATCGGTGACTGTCGAACGTTGGTGGAACATACCGGTCCAAGACTCGGTATTTTCATACGCAACTTTCGGTGCCGCCGTATAGCCTGCTGCATTTTGGTTCAAAACCGCCTCCATCACTGGAACGACTACCTTGAACTCCGCCCGATAAACGCCGGTCTTTGAAGGACCTGACAGGCGTGCCGAAGCACGCACCTGTGCGTTAGCCGGGAGGGCTGCGATCTGCTCTCGCCACTCGGCTAGCACATCCGTTCCCTGACGGGAAACGGACACGGGCACCAGAGTGTGAAGAACAGGGGTCGCGGCGCCGTCATAGACGGCGATATTTGCAATGGCAGACAATTAAGTCTCCTAAGGAGGATTAAAGGGAAATCACGCGTAGACCTTCAGTGGTATTTAGCCACTTGAGTCAGTAGCGCAATGCTATTGGCACAGTGCTGCCACGAAGCCACCTTCGATAACGGTTTTACGTTAGGGAAGGGCACCGCAAGGTTTGTAGAGACAGTTCGCGTCACTGTAAGGCTAAAAGAATTCATTATCCCTTTCTGGATAAGTGACTCTTTAACCGGAGGTGAGTTGACCATCACTAAAGCCTCAAGGTGCGACTCCGCTCTTCGCGTCGTAGTGACGACAAACTCGCCAGTAAGAGAACTGGCCAAAGACCGCGCTGACAAGTATTCTCCGATTGGTACGAACCAATCGAAGACGAAGGACCAGGGCATTAACTCCCAGGCCACACTTGCAGGATCTGTTAGACCCGAAAGCTGAGCAACATCAACCTCAGATAGACGCGCAATGATCTGTCCACGGGTCTCCCCGTGAGCATTTGCATTGAACACACTACCCGCAGCCACTGTCGTCAGCTTGAGCGGCTTACGCCGTCTCACGCGGTAGGTCCGTACCAGCGGGAACTCCAACTGTTTCGCCAAAAATTCGGCGGCAGAATGGACGTCCTTCACTAATGGTACCCACCCATACTGGAGCTCGAGCCACCTGGAACCCACGTTTTTACTGTGGGATCCCCCTTTCGGGGGAAGAACTCCAAGTGCTTTCGATGCTCCAACTACATCACCCTTCTTCACCTTCTTGAAAGCCTTATAGATGCGCGTAGCGTTCTCTGAAATGAGCTTGAGTGTTTGATGGCTTTCGCCAAGAAACACACCGAGATCAAAATCTGAGCCCGCTATGGCCTCCCTAAGTTTTCCTTGAAGGGCGAGGGTGTCATTCGCTAACCACTCTGAGTTCGAGTCTGTCGAATATCCGAGATTGCCATACTGCGCGAACATGGTGCGTTGATAACGCGAATCCAAGCTCCCGTAGAGTGAACGATCCCAGACAAAGACATTCCCATCTCTCTTTGTGATAGCGGAGTTGTAGGGGTGATAGTCCGTCTTCGTACGAACAGGCTTATCCAGTCGACGCTTGTGGACATGAAGTTTCCCAAGATAAGGATCCCGCCAGTAGATTTTCTCATACTGGGGT